GGACGTTATCCAGCACGTAGCCAATGCGGTCTCCGCCGCAATGACGTTTGATGCCGCTCAGGAGGAAGCCCAGGAGGCCCTCCGAAGCAAGGCTGCACAAGCCAGCATTAGACGGAAAGCGAAAGACGCCAAGGGCGATTTTGGCAGCCGGACCAAGAAATTGTTCGGCCTAATCCCATACGGTAAGTACCGTGTGGGGTTGCCAACGGGAGCGTAGGACTGGACGTTACCTTCAGTGTGCTTCGGCCCCAATCAGCCGGACGTGCTGGAGCGCATCAATGGTGATGTCCGGAACCTCGGAACAACGGGAGGACGCGTAGATTGTGACCAACGGAAGATGCTGACGTATCTACGCCCATTTCCATCGGAAGATCCTCACACTAATTCACACCAAAATTGTCAGCATAATATCGTCAATGCTATGTTCAGACGTCACTACAAGGTTGGCTTGCCCAAGCCGACTGAGGAAGGCCTGAAATTGCTGGACGAGGCGTTTAATTGGCTAAAACGGGAGAGTCGCAAAGTGGGATTGTTTCCAGGGGCGCTTACCAAGTGGACCCCAGAGGAGGTTGTACAAACTAGGTCAGCTGCGAAGCGGGCCACGTACGAGAAAGCCTACCTCATCTTAGAAGAACAACCCTTAATCTCACGCGACTATATAGTAGATTGTTTCGTAAAGTTCGAGAAATCTCCCGTTAATGACAAGGCGCCCCGCTTAGTACAACACAGGCCCCCCAGGTATTGTGCTGCCCTGGCGCAGTATCTGGCACCCGTCGAGCACCAATTATACCATTTGGTCTGGCATGACACGAGGGTGTTTGGCAAGTCGCTAAACCAGTATCAGACTGCTGAAGAGATTGCTGCTGTAGAGTCTGGTACAACTAAGTACTTTATGTTGGATCACTCCGCATTTGATTCACATTGTTGTCAGGAGTTGTTGCAGTACGAACATCGGTACTACCTCTGGTTATATAAGAACGATCCGGAGCTAGCAGCAATGCTAGAGGCACAACTCGTGAATAAAGTACGATCACGCGACCATCACCTTTATCTTGTCAGCGACGGGGGACGTATGTCCGGTGACTTTAATACGGGACTCGGCAATTCGATCATCAATTGTCTGATCCTGTATGCGTTTGGACTGACGCAGCGTTTGAGTCGGAATCCCAAGTTTCGATTCTGCGTAAATGGCGATGACTGCTGGGGGACAGTCCCAGCA